TAACACTTGATAAGTTAGTAGAAAAAACTTGTAAGGGTAAAACAAATGACCAAATATGTAATTTTATAGATAAGGTTGTTGATAGCAGAATTGAACCATTCCTAGAGAAATGTTTTGATGAATTATCCGATTATACAAATGCTTTTAAAAATTGTATGGTTATGAAACGAGAAGTAATTGCCAATAAAGGCATATGGGTTGCTAAGAAAAGATATATGTTAAATGTCTTAGATGAAGAAGGGGTTAGACTTTCTAAATCTAAATTAAAGATTATGGGTATTGAAGCTGTTAAATCTTCCACACCAAAAGTTTGTAGAGGTAAAATTAAAGAAGCTATTAATATTATAATGAACAAAACAGAAGGCGATTTGCATACGTTTATTGCAGACTTTAAAACCAAGTTTTTCAATATGTCGGCTGAACAGATATCCTTTCCTAGGTCTTGCAATAATATGAAAAAATATAAAGACAGTAATAATATCTGTATTAAGGGAACGCCAATACACGTGAAAGGTGCTTTGATTTATAATCATCAAATAAAACAATTTAAGTTGCAAAATAAATACCCCTACATACAAGAAGGTGATAAAATTAAATTTTTAAAATTGATAGAAGCTAATCCATTTAAGTTTGATGTAATCAGTTATATTACAGTATTACCCAAAGAGTTTAAATTACAACAATATATAGATTATGAAACACAGTTCCAAAAAACATTCCTTGATCCAATGAGATTTATATTACAAGCTATTGGATGGGAACACGAACCTAAAGCAAATTTGGAGGCATTCTTTTAGAGTATATTAGATATGATTAATTAACATATCAATTTTTTAATTATGGACATAAATATTAGTAACAAAAAATATAAAGTAATTTATGCTGATCCTCCGTGGTATTTTAAATCATATTCGCAAAAAGGACAAGGAAGAAACGCTACTAAGCATTATCAGTGCCTTGGTCTTAGTGACATTGTTTCTTTACCTGTTGAGCGAATTGCTGAGGACAATTCAACTCTCTTAATGTGGGTTACAGACCCATTTCTTAAAAAAGCATTTGAAGTTATAGAAGGCTGGGGTTTTACCTATAAGACAGTTGCCTTTACTTGGGTAAAAATGAACAAAACTAATCCTGATTATTTTACAGGAATGGGTTATTGGACACGAGCCAATCCTGAAATGTGTTTACTTGCTACAAAAGGTAAACCAAAACGAATCAATAAAGACGTGCAACAACTAGTTGTATCTAAACGTAGAGAACACTCCAGAAAACCAGACCAGATGTATAATAGAATTGAAAGATTGGTGGAGGGCCCCTATATTGAGTTGTTTGCCAGAACAAAAAGACCTGGTTGGGACAGCTGGGGAAATCAAACAGATAAGTTTAAATAATGAGCTTGACATTAAGTTTAATATGTAGTATAGTATTAGTATTGATACCAGTAATTATGTTATGGATGTGGAATAATGAAGACCCTAAGTAGAGAAGAAGCACAATATTGTGCTAATGTATTTTCAAATTATTTTGATCAATTCACTCGTATAGATGAATATATGAGAGATCAGAAAATGGCTCAAATTGAATCTATACCAACTTCACTTCCTGGTATGGGATTAGAAACAGAACTATTTAATGACTTTACTATGTTGCCAGAAGATATGGATTTAGAAGTTGCTGAACTAGATAACCATACGTGGGACACTTGTATTAATATGATATCAAGTCATAGTAATATGGTAAGTATTCCTGGTAAAAGTTTAAAGTTGGCAGTAAAGGAAAAGAATACAAATACGTATGTTGGTTTTATGAGATTTGGTTCTCCTGTTATTAATATGCGACCAAGAAATGTATTATTAGGAAATGTACCTGATTTAAAAGTATTCAACAAGACTGCTATTATGGGATTTGTAATAGTACCATCACAACCTTTTGGTTTCAATTATCTTGGTGGTAAACTACTAGCTGCTTTGTGTTGTTCACATTCAGTTAGGGAAAAATTAAATAATAAATATGATATGAACCTGTGTATGTTTGAAACCACAAGTTTATTTGGTAACAGTAAAGCTGCTAGTCAATATGATGGTATGAAACCTATGTTAAAAAATAGAGGGTTAACTGATAGTGATTTTATTCCTATGATACACGGAAAACCATTTAAAGAATTACTTAATTATGTAGAAGACAAAATCGGTGTATTCATTAAAGAGGATGCCTCTAGTAGAAAATTAAAAATCACAACTGCAATACAAGGTTTAATTAAAAAGACTTTAGATGGTAATGATTTACAAAAGTTTAAAGACACAATTACCAATGCTAAGAAGTTAACAGAACGTAAAAGGTATTACGTATCGAACTATGGTATTGAAAACTATATCGACATAGTAAACGGTAAGACAGATAAGATTGTTAAAGCACCTAACTTTGACAGGTACAATGATATAGAACTTATAGAATGGTGGAGAAAACTTGCCACAAAAAGATTTAATAATATCAAAGAAGATGGTCGGTTAAGGAATGAACTTGAAATTTGGACTAAGGACAGTAATATAGATATTATAAGATAAATAACAAACCAAGAAACAACGAGAGGAAAATGGAAAACAGTTTACAGATACATAAACACTTAATTATTAGGGCTGAGGTTCAAAATCCACCAATGGATGAATTGGTATTAAAGGAATGGATGGAACAATTTATTAAATTTATTAATATGAAATTGTTTATGGGTCCTTATGTTAAGTATTGTACAATGCCAGGAAACCGTGGTATTACAGCAGTTGCAATTATTGAAACCTCTCATATTGCAATGCACGTTTGGGACGAACCAGCTCCAGCATTAATGCAATTAGACATATATAGTTGTGCTGAATTTGACGCATATAAGATTGCTGAAAAATTAAAGCAAGACTTTGATGTGGTTAAACTAGATTATAAATTCTTAAATAGAGAAACAGGTTTAAAATCAATTAGATTGAAGAAAGATTCAATGCAACAATATGCAAATAGTAATACACAAGGGGAATAAGTATTTTACACATAATTTTCACCCGAAAGAGCTTGACAATATCAAAAAAATATGTTATGATATGGGTATAAAATATTATGTTATTAATTATAATAGGAGTGAACAATGAGTGATTTTTTAAAAGATATAATAAAAGAAACAGGTAATGAATATGCTTCACTAGTTAGTGATGGTATTGATAGTGCAGATATAACAAATTTTATAGATACAGGCTCCTATTCTTTCAACGCATTATTATCTGGAAGTGTATATGGCGGAATGCCAGGTAATAAGATTACAGCTATTGCAGGTGAAGCTGCTACAGGTAAAACATTTTTTGCTTTAGGTATTTGTAAAGCATTCTTAGATAAAAACAAAGAAGCTGGTGTTATCTACTTCGAATCGGAAAGTGCAATCTCAAAAGAGATGATTGAAGCTAGAGATATCGATTCAACAAGAATGGTGATTGTTCCAGTATCAACAGTACAAGAATTTAGAACACAATCAATTAAAATATTAGACAAATATATAGAACAACCAGAAAAAGATAGAAAACCTTTGTTGTTTGTATTAGATAGTTTAGGTATGTTATCTACTACAAAAGAAATGGAAGATACAGCTGCTGGTAAAGAAACAAGAGATATGACAAGATCGCAAATTGTCAAATCCACTTTTAGAGTTTTAACGTTGAAATTAGGTAAAGCAAATGTGCCTATGATTATGACCAATCATACATATGATGTTATCGGTTCAATGTTCCCACAAAAAGAAATGGGTGGCGGATCAGGTTTGAAGTACGCCGCTTCATCAATCATATATTTAAGTAAACGTAAAGAAAAAGACGGCACGGAAGTGATTGGTAATATTATACATTGTAAAAACTATAAATCAAGGTTAACAAAAGAAAATGCTAAAATAGATGTAAAACTAACATACAAATCTGGTTTAGACAGATATTATGGTCTGTTAGATATTGCTGAAGAAGCTGGTATATTCAAAAAAGTATCTACACGATTTGAAATGCCGGATGGAACAAAAGTATTTGGCAAAAGCATTAATGATGATCCCGAGAAGTATTTTACAAAGGAGATATTAGACAAAATTGATGAAGCAGCCAAAAGAAAATTCAGTTACGGATCAGACGAATCAGAATAAAAAACGATACCTCTTTGTTCAAAAAGACGGTGACGATTTTACCTGTATCAAACTAGTTGACGACAAATATTTAAATGTTGTTTACAAGTACGGTAAAGTTGCGTTTGCTAAAGATGAAAATTCTGATGGAACATTACCAATGAAGTTTGATTTTGACATAGTAAAAAATCCAGAGGATAAGGATGTTGATAGCCAAGAGTTTATTAATTACATTGGCGATATATTAATAGAGTGTTTAGAAAAACAAGTGAATGAGGGTAAGGTTGAATATAAATGATTAATGAAAGACTAGAACTAACAATATTAAGAAACTTATTCTATACGGAAGCTTACGTAAGAAAAGTTTTACCATTTTTAAAAACAGATTATTTTTCAAATAGAATTGAAAGATTGATGTTTGAACAGATTGATATCTTTGTAAACAAATATAAAAATCCTCCTACAAAGGAAGCGATTTTAATCGAACTTCATCAAAGAAAAGATATAAACGAAGAAGAAATAAAACTACTTAAACAACTTTTAACTACTATACTAATAGATTCGGACAAACCAGATTTACAGTGGCTATTTGATACTACAGAAAAGTTTTGTAAGGATAGGGCTGTACATAATGCTGTGTTATCTGGTATTAAAATATTAGATAAAAAAGATCCTCTACATACACCAGAAGCTATTCCAGGAATTTTATCAAAGGCATTAGCTGTTAGTTTTGATAATCATATTGGTCACGATTATATGGAAGATTCGGAAGATAGATGGAGTTGGTATCATACAAAAGAACAAAGATATCAGTTTGATTTATCTTATATGAACCGTATTACCAAAGGCGGGGTACCACCTAAAACACTAAACATTGCTCTTGCAGGTACAGGTGTTGGTAAATCTTTGTTTATGTGTCACTGTGCTTCAAGTTTTTTAACTCAAGGCCATAATGTATTGTATATTACTTTAGAGATGGCTGAAGAAAGAATTGCTGAAAGAATAGACGCAAACTTATTAGACGTGACTATGGATGATTTACACGCAATGCCAAAACAACTATATGAAGATAAGATTGCTAAATTAAGAGCAAAGACAACAGGCAAATTAATTATCAAAGAATATCCTACAGCGTCAGCCCACGCTGGGCACTTTAGAGCATTATTTAATGAATTAGCACTAAAGAAAAGTTTTAAACCTAACGTTGTTTTTATAGATTATTTAAACATATGTTCTAGTGCTAGATTTAAAGGTGGAAATATTAATTCATATACAATGGTTAAATCTATTGCTGAAGAATTGAGAGGTCTTGCAGTAGAATTTAATGTACCAATCTTTAGTGCAACACAAACAACCAGAACAGGATTTACTTCATCTGATATTGGATTAGAAGATACATCTGAATCATTTGGTCTTCCAGCAACAGCTGACTTTATGTTTGCTCTCATTTCTAATGAAGAACTAGAAGCATTAGGCCAAATGAAAATAAAACAATTAAAGAATAGATATAATGATCCTAGTACGAACCGTGCTTTTATTATTGGAGTTGATAGAGCTAAGATGAAACTGTATGATCTTAATGTATCAGCTCAAAATATTGTAGATAGTGGACAAACAAAAGAGGATCCAATTAAATCTTCCTATGATAAATTTTCAGATTTTAAAATATAATGGATAGGCTATTAGATTCATATATTGTAAAACATAGTAATTTTTTAACACCAGATATATGCAATCAAACAATAGATGAATTAAAAAATACAAACTGGAAACAAAATGTATTTTACGATTCAAAATCAAATTTAACTCGTACATTATCAGGAGATTTGGAGAATGATTATAGTTTTGATGAAAAAATAACTACGAATAAAATTATTATGGATAAACTTTGGAAGGTAATTGATGATTATATTAAAAAATTAGACTTTGAGTGGTTTGTTGGTTGGCAAGGATATACGACATTAAGATACAATAAATATTCTGAAAACAAAAAAATGGCCGAGCATTGTGATCATATCAACTCTATTTTTGATGGAGAACGAAAAGGCATACCTACATTAAGTATTGTGGGAGCCTTAAATGACGATTACGAGGGTGGAGATTTTATAATGTTTAAAGATAAAAAAATAAAGTTAAAACAAGGAGATTTAATTTTATTTCCATCTTTGTTTTTATATCCACATAGAGTAGAACCTGTGTTTAAAGGTGTTAGATATTCATATGTGTCTTGGGTTTATTAATAGTAGGAGGATGTATGTCAAAAAAACAAAAAGTTAGATTCCATAAAGGAGATAAAAGACCTGGAGGAAACGTTGCAAAGCTATGTTATGAAAAACGTATGACCAAGAAGAAGAATAAGATCATATGGCAAGCTGTTGAACAACCTACAAAGAGTGTGGTTATAGAATCATTCTTTGAAGAAGATGTTGACAAAGTAGTCAACTTTCAAAATAAACACCTTGTATGGCAAGTCAGCGGCGGTATGCCAAAATTTTTATTTATTACCAAATAATACTTGACATATTGTAATAAATAGTATATAAGGAGTAATATGGCATACACGTTGTTTCCAAAAACATCAAAAGAAATAAAATCGTTAAGAACCGATAAGACTAAGATACAAGAAATCTTATCCGTATATAACTATCTTACTGCAAAATATAAGCAGATTGATACACCTATCAACCTTGATCCTAATAGTCTTACTATGGTAAATGTTAGCCGTGACTTGCAAGGTATGGTAGAAATTAATAATATAAGGGTACAAACAAAGGCTAATACAATACGATTGAAATTTGGTAATGGTTCTAAAGGCGGCAGAGGTGTTAACAATAAAGGAAATTTATTTGAAAATCAATATGCAACAGCTACCCAGGATTATCACGCAGGAGAAAAAATTACTGATATGTCTTTAGTGCCTTCAATAGAAGGATTATATAAGACTTATAAATTAAATGGATTTAAAGATTTATACGTACACCAAGAAGGGGCTGCAAACACAAAAAGACCTTTAATATTTGGACCTGATATTACAATGAGAGCTGATGGACAAAAAGGATTAAATGTAGGTCCTATTGTTACAGATATAACTCTATTTAATAACAAACAAAAATCAAAACCAATAGTTTATTTAAGTTTAAAACTTTCAGGTACCACCACTTTCTTTAATGTTGGAGTAAAAACAATATTAACAACGCAAGAAATTAAATCAAATAGTATTAAAAGTCCTAATGGAAATAGAATATTAAAATTATTTAATATCGATAAGGAGGATTTTTGTGATGTGTTTAATGGTAAAATGAAAAAAGGTCATAGTGTAAATGTTTGGCCTAAGATGAGCAGTTTACAAAAAACTCAATTAGAGAAATTATTACAATCAGGAATAGGACACGGATATCACGTCATCCATAAATTAGGCGGAACTATTAAATCAATCAAAGTTGATGAAGCTTATATGAGAGAAGCAGCTAAACCAAAATCATTAGTAGTGTATTATGGTGGTAAAGGTGGTCTAGGTAAAAGAATTGATATGGAAATTATGACACCAAAGTACGAATTTAAATTGAATATAAGAGATACCCAAGGTGCGGATGGCTATCCGACTAGGTTAATGGGCGATTTTAAGTATATTTAATCTTATAAATAGTAGTGTTGAAAAGTATATGGAAAAGTTGATATTATTAATGGAACCAATGAGAGAAATAGAGAAATGTTTGTTTATCAGACGAAGAATTTAAAAAACGGTAAAAAGTATATAGGTGTATGCACATTCAATAGTGATTCCTACCTAGGAAGTGGAAGACTATTAAAGTCTGCCATACGCAAATACGGAAGAGAGAATTTCAAAAGAACAATATTAGAACATTGTTCCACTCCAGAGGAAGTATATTCAAAAGAGATATACTATATCAACAAATATAATTTAACAATTCAATATAAAGAAAGGTTAGGTGCTCCGAATGTTTAGTTTCAAAGGTTTTATTACCAAAGGAAAAAATACTCATTTGGAGCACCTGTGAAGACTCGAAGACGCTATCATAGATAGAGGATCTAAAGGCGGCAAAGACGCCGTATTGTTTCTAAAATCAGTTAAGAAAATGCTTACAGGCAATATTGGCGGTAGACTTAATATCACCGTTAAATGGGACGGTGCGCCTGCTGTATTTTGCGGAATTAATCCAGAAAACGGTAAATTCTTTGTAGGCACAAAATCAATATTCAATAAAACTCCTAAGATCAATTACTCTACTGGTGATATACTGAAAAATCATAGTGGAGTTTTAGCAAATAAACTAGTAGTATGTTTAAGAGAATTGTCTAAACTAGGAATAACAGGAATTTTACAAGGAGATTTATTATTTACTAAAGGTGATGTTAAATCTCAATCCATAGATGATAGACAATATTACACATTTACTCCTAATACAATCACGTATGCTGTAGATAAAGATAGTGATATCGGAAATCGTATTGCACGAGCAAGAATGGGTATCGTATTTCACACTTCATATTCTGGCAAAAATATGGCTAACTTATCAGCTAGTTTTGGTTCACTGACTCGTATTCCAAAATTATCATCTATATTTGTTACAGACGCAACGTACAAAGATACTTCAGGAACATCTACATTTAATAAAGGTGAGATGGCACAATTTGATAGTATTATAGCACAAGCTGAAGGTTCATTAAGCAAAGCAGCTGCCGTATTAAATGAATTTGAAACTTCTAATCCGTTATCTGTAGGGTTTAGATTAAAAACATTTTTCAATTATTACGTTAGAAATAATAGTGATATGGGAAAAGTTAAGTCTTTGGTTACAATGTTTAGAGAATATTATCAGAATATTTTACAACAAGAAGTTGACGCAGTAACTAGGGAAGATACAAAAAAGAAATACCAAAAAATACAAGAAGATGGTTTAAAATTTATTGATAGAAACCAACAAGGATTATATTTTGCTATTGCAAGTCATCTATCATTACAAAGAGCAAAAAGTTTTTTAATTAGAAAATTAAATCAAATACAGTCAATCGGACATTTTATTAGAACACCTAATGGTTTTAAAGTAACAAATCCTGAAGGATATGTTGCAGTTGATAGAGTTAGAGGTGCAGTCAAATTAGTAGATCGACTGGAGTTCAGTAGGGACAATTTCACAATTGCTAAGGATTGGGTAAAAGGATAATGGATTTTTTAGAACACGCAGAAATAGAAAAAAAACAACTAGACGAATCGTATAAACAAAGTTTACAAAATAAAATGGAAAGATATTTGGATTCTTTTAGTGATGATTTAAAAAATAGTATTATAAAAAAACTAGAAAAAAGACAAACAGAATCAGAAAGATTACAAGAGGAGTTGGAACCATTACCGTGGTGTCCTATGTCAAACGAATGAAAACATTTGGTCAATTTTTTTCAGAGGCAGTTAATGAACCAAAAATCATAATGATTGGTGGACCAGGTTCTGGTAAATCAACTTACTCAGAAATCATTACTAAAAAGTTAAACATACCACATATATACACCGGTGATATGATGAGAGCTTTAGCAAAACAAGATACACCGGATGGTGTTAAAGTAAAAGATTTATTAGCACAAGGTAAATTCGCTCCATTAGAAATTGTTATTAAGGCAGTTAAAGATAGAGTTTCAAAGCCAGACGCACAAAACGGTTATGTGTTTGATGGTTTCCCTCGTAATGTTGAACAAGCAGAACGAATGAAAAAGGAAAGTATTGAATACAATTATGTTATTAACCTTGAAGTAAGTGAAGAAGAAATTATTAAAAGACTATCAGCAAGAGGTAGAGCTGATGATAAACCAGAAATTATTAAAAAGAGATTAGAAGTGTATCACCAACAAACAGCACCATTGTTAGATTATTTTAAAAGTAATATAATAAATATAAAAGCTGAAGGTAGTACACCCGAAAAGATAGCTCAAACAATTATAGATAAAGTAAAATGAAAAATTTTGTACAAATAATTAACGAAGGCCTCTACGATCCAGGCATTTTTAAAGCGTTCTTTTTAGCTGGTGGTCCGGGTGCAGGCAAATCATTTATTACACAATCATCCTTTGCTGGCAGTGGTTTAAAACTGGTAAATTCTGATAAATCATTTGAAATAGGTCTAAAACAGGCCAATTTGTCATTAAGTATGCCAGAAGAAGAAACTTATTTTAGAGATTTGATAAGAAAAAAATCAAAGGTAACTACAAACTCTCAATTAGACAGTTATATTAAAGGAAGATTAGGATTAGTTATTGACGCAACAAGTAGAGATTATAACTTAATTCATAATCAATTCTCAATGTTAAAATTATTAGGATATGATTGTTCAATGATATTTGTAAATACTAGTTTAGCTGTTGCATTAGAAAGGCAAAAGAAAAGAGAAAGGCAAGTACCAGAATATATAGCAAAGCAAAGTTGGGAAATGGTACAAAATAATATGGGCAAATTTCAAAATTTGTTTGGCCTTTCTAATTTTGTTTTAGTTGATAATAATAAGAGTGATCAGGAATTAGTAACATTAACACTTAATAAAGTTTCTAAAGTAGTCAGAAGACTAATTAATACTCCAATCAAAAGCTACGTTGCAAAAAAATGGATGGCAAAAGAAAGAGCGGCTAGAAAAAGATGAAAAAGTTTAAAAATTTTTTAAAAGAAAGTATCATTGATATACCTAGACAAACATATGCCCCAGGTGTATTTGATGACGCTGATACTAAAAATCCTAAAATTAAAGATAATATTTTAAAATTAATTAACGATCAACTTAAAGATTTTGAAAAAGATTACCCCATCATCAAAACAGCATTAATTGGTTCTATTCTTACAAAGAGATATAGAAATGACGCAGACCTAGATATTAATGTATTGTTTGATGTTCCAAAAGAAAAGCAAGAAGAAGAACGAACAAATCTTTCTCAAAAGTATTTGTCAGCAAAAAATCCAGATAATATTCAAGGTAAAGAAATACCAGGAACTAAACACCCAATCAATTTTTATTTTTTAACATCTAAAGAAACTTATGATGATCAGAATAACAAAGCAGATACAGTATTCGATATAAAAAACAATAAGTTTATTAAAAGACCAGATAATTTTGTTTTTGATTTAAACATATACTTAAAAGATTTTGAAAGAAAAGTACAAGAATTGGACGTAGTTAAGGGCGAATTAAAAAGAGATATTATTGACTATGACGAATTAAAAGAATTACAACCAAATGATATTTTAGATTTACAAGATAGGGTTAATGATAAGTTAGAAGAAATAGAAGATAGTATAAATGATATTGTTAACATAGGCGTTGTGGTTGACGCTGAAAGAAGAGCAGCTTTTGACACAGATATGTTGCCAGATGAAATAAGAAAGTTTGGGGTAAAAAACAGATTACCTAAAAACGTTATCTATAAGATGTTAGAAAAATATCACTATCTAACATTCTATAAAAAATGCAAAAAGATTTTAGAAGACGGAGAAGTAACAGACGCTGAAATAGATAGTTTGAAAGAAGCAATCACATTAGACAAAGCAAAAATAAAAGCAACTGCTTGGTTTAAAAATTTAGTTACTAAAATTAAAATGATGGCAACAACTCAAAAGAGATATGAATATGCTGCTAAAGTTTTACAAGATGTTATTGATAGAAAGAAAAGCGAAAGAGCGAGAGAAGGATTACCATTAAGACACGATATTGGTTATTACGCTTCCGCTGTCGCTGATACATTTAGAGATATCGATGGCAAAAAACTACAAACAATGGTACACGAAGAAACATTACAAGAAGCTACAAAAAAATCAGTTGCTTTTGCTTTTGGTAGATTTAATCCACCAACAATAGGACACGAGAAGTTAATTAAAAAAGTTGCGAGTGTTCCCGCAAATGATTATAGAATTTATTTAAGTAGAAGTGAAGACCCTAAAAAGAACCCGCTATCAGCAGTCCAAAAATTAAACATTATGAAAAAGATGTTTCCATCTTACGCTTCTAAAATAATGGTTAATAAAACAAATATGGTTTTAGATATTGCTACCGATTTGTATAACAAAGGCTTTACAGAAATTAAAATGGTGGCAGGTTCAGATAGAACTGTGGAATTTAAAACAATACTTACAAAATATAACAATGTTAAAAGCAGACACGGATATTATAATTTTGATAAGATAGAAGTTGTATCAGCGGGTGAAAGAGATCCAGACGCTGAAGGAGCTATTGGTATGAGTGCAAGTAAAATGAGAGATGCAGCTGCCAAAGGTGATATAAGAAGTTTCAAATTAGGATTACCTCGTGGGGTAAATGCAGATGATATTATGAAGCAAGTAAGAAAAGGAATGAGATTAGCAGCTTCATATGCTTATGATAGTGCTGTAAGCCCAATTGCAAGCTTAGAACAGTTTGAACAACAACAAATAAGAGATTTATATATTAGAGAAATCATCTTTAACATAGGCGATAAAGTAAACTATATCAAAGAAAGTGTTGAAGGCAAAGTAGTTAGAAAAAGTACAAACTACATAGTAGTAGAAGACGTAGAGGGCAACTTACACAAAGCTTGGATATGGGATTGTATTCCTATAGTTTCAGATAAAGAGGTTGCTATTAGAGAATATAATTTAGATGTAGATTATGGATTTACAGCTGTTTCTCAACCAGAAGAAATTAAAACAGAACCAAAGAAAATCGAAGAAAAAAAGAAGAAATATTTTGGACAATTAAAGAAAGAATTAATAATGAAGACAAAAGAATCGTATGAAGTTGGCGCCGACTATGCAAACCATACAAAAGAAGTGACACCTGGTGAAAAACCAGACAATAAACCAGTTGAAGCAAAAGAACGAGGCAATCCACCAGAAATATCTGAAAAAGATATAGAAGAATGGGCAACTTCAGGTGAAACAATAGATAAATATAGGGAACGATACGGAAACGACTATCAATCAAAGATTGATGAAGTCAGAAAAAAGATGTTATCGTTTAAAGATTATGCTAAAATTTAGTGAATATAAAGACAAGTTATCAAAATCGGTACATTACCATATAGAAAATAATATACCGTTTGCAGAAAACATTTATCGTGTTCACAGTGAAGAATTTTATAAGTTGTTTAGAGAAGCAAGAGAATTGTATAATGAGGGTCTATTAATTGAATTATCTGATTGGGATAAACAACTATTAGAAACTGATATCGGAGAAGTTATCGAACATGAGGGTCAAAAAGTACCTTTAGACTGTCCGATACAAGAAGAAGATGAAAAGGATCCGGTTTTAAATAAACCAAAAAGAGGCGGTCCTAAGAAGTTTTATGTGTTTGTCCGTGATGGCGACAAGATTAAGAAAGTCACTTGGGGAGATACAACTGGATTAACTGTTAAATTAAATAATCTAAAGGCGAGAAAAAGTTTTGCTGCTAGACATAAATGTGATCAGCAGAAAGATAGAACAACAGCAGCGTATTGGGCTTGTAATTTGCCACGATATGCTAAAAGTTTAGGAATGAGTGGCGGTGGAAACTTTTATTGGTAATAATCCTTTTTCAGATTCATTTGTTTCTGAAAATAGAATAAAAAGAATTTTTGATGAACAAGTTGATAATGGTGAATTGATTTGGCATAGAGATAGAAAAGATAGAGTTATCTATGTGTTACAAGGTAGTGGATGGAAAATTCAATATGATAATCAGTTGCCAATTGAATTGGTGGATGGACAAACGTACTATGTTAAAAAAGAGAGTTTTCACAGAGTGCATAAAGGAATAGGCAAACTAATAATAGAAATAGAGGAACAAAATGAGTTATAGACAAATATTTGCAGAAGCATATGATCAAGTCAAAATTGGCTTGAAAGAACAAGATACAGACCACGAAGTATCTATGGCTAGAGGCCAATTAGAAGCAATTGCTGATAAAGCATTACAACTTTCTTCTATGTTAAAAGAAAAACCAGAAATGGGAAATCCATTAGAAGCTTGGGTTCAATCTAAACTTACGAGAGCAAAAGATGACATCACTGCTGTACACGATTATATGGCATACACTCCAGATAATGCTATGGAAGAAGTGGAAGAGGGTTTAGTTAAAGAAGAAGACGCTTACGATAACGAAAGATTTATTATCATAGGCGGTAAAGCAAAAAGAGATGTTGGAAATACACCTGATAAAAAAGATCACGTTTATGCTCCAGACGCTAAAACAGCTTTACAACTTCATAAACAAGGAAAAAAAGTTCATAAAGAAGAATTAGAAGAAGGGTTTGCTACCAATCTAATTGTTAAAGCAAAAGAGATTGCTAAGAAATTATCAGGCAATATGACAAAAGCTTATGATGAAATAGAAAAACTTGCTAAAGGGTTATCAAAAGATCCTGAAGTAGCAGTAGAATTAAGAAAACAGAATGAAGAAACAGATAGACCTAAACCTTCTAATCCAAACCCAAAAGAAATAGATGAGAAATTTCAAGACGGGTTTGCTGTTAGATTTTTTGATCCATCTAATAAGAAAAGATTTGCAGCTGCATTTAAAACTAAAAAGGATGCCGAAGACAAAGCTGCTCAACTAAAAAAAGATGGTCTAAAAGATATTACTATTACTAAACACACTCTTAATTTTAAAGAGAGTGATATCTATGGTAGTGATTTAATGGGTAAAATATCAGACAGTCAATTAGCTAATATTAAAAAAACTTGGGCAAAGAAAACATCTAAAGATGTTACACAAGGTATTAGAGATATGATCAAAAAAATGGATACGCCTACAAAATTAGCTATACAATTTGCAGATATAAATGTTCTATCTAAACTAGTTAAAGAAGATATATACAAATTCGTAAATGATGGAGAGGAATAAAACAATGATTAAGATATCAGATTTACAAAAATTAAAAGAACAGTACGAAGATTTACGAGGAAAACAATTAGATACCAAAAAATTAAATCAGGTGTCTGAAATGCTTTCTAAGTTACCTAAAGATACTTTAAGCGAAATGGCAAAAATGGATATTGCTATTCTATCTGATATTGCAAAAGATAAACTTCTTCAAGTGGAAAAAAAGATTAAAGAAACACCTGAAGTTAAAGAAACACCTGAAGTTAAAGAAACACCCGAAGTTAAAGTAAAAGATGTTAAACCGGGTTATCATAAAATGCCTGATGGCACTGTAATGAAAGATAGTGAACATAAAAAAGAAGCGGTTAATACAACAGATGATAGTTTTAAAACTAGAGCAAAAGCTGTTTTTGAAAGAGTACAAAAAAGAATTAAAGAAGCAAAAGATTTAAAAGAGTTTACAAATAATCAAATAAATGATCTTAAAAAACAATGGGAACCTTTAAGAGATAAAACAATATCTACTGAAAAAGGAATTGCCCTTTCAAAGATGTTAGATAAAGATACATTTGATGTATCATCATTAAAACAATTGGCAAAAGCAAATATACCATTTGTATCTGGCCTTGCAAAAAACAAACTATACAAAAAAACAGGTAAGTTTGAAGCAGTTAAAACACCTGCAGTAAATTCTGATAAGAGATCAACAGATGAAGATGATATTGTAGAATCTAAAATAAAAGATATATTCGCAGCTGATAAAGAAGGAATTTCTGTTGAAGATATTGCAAAGAGGTTAAAAATATCTGTAAATAAAGTTAAAAGCATTTTAGGAGAGTCGCATTATAAACCAAACTCACACGTTATGGTTGGCAATAAGACAGGACAAATTGTAGCAGTAGGTCAACCTGAAGTTGGTGCTTACTATACAGTTAAGATGGATGACGGCACAAACGTGCAATGTAAACCTGGAGATATTACACTAGTTGAAAAGGTAGAGATAGGAAAACCTTCTAGCAAATCTTTTTCAATAGAAAAACACAAAGGGGCTAAGAACTTAGTAGATGGATTAATACAAAAAAAATTAAAAAAGGGAGTAAAGTAATGAACAAATATTTAAACACAAGACCAGATTCGATTGAAGCTGCTGGTATAGATACTGTAGAAAAAAATATAACATTTAAAAAAGAAGAAATTAAAATAGCTGCACCAACAAGAAGATATTTGGATATAAGACCAGATTCACTTGAAGCTGCGGTTACAAAAGTAGTTTCAGAAGAAACACATTATCAAAAACTATTTAAAAAAGAATTAGCAAAAACAGGTAAGTCTATACCACAAATGTCTGACACAGAAAAGAAAAAGTTCTTCGATAAAATTGATGGTATGTATAAAGCAAAAGATGAAGAAGTAAAAGAAGCTAATGATGGCGACAAAAGAGCTGGCGACCCTTGTTGGAAAGGTTACAAACAAGTTGGTATGAAAGACAAGAATGGTAAAGAAGTACCAAACTGTGTACCAATGAGTAACGAAGAATTACAAGAAGCAGGTATCGACCCTAAAGATGTAAAAAAAATGGAAGAAGCTGTTGATCCTGAAACCATACAAAGACTAAGACAAAAGATTACTGATACATCAAATAAAATGACAACTATTGATACTGAAACTCCAGAGGAGAAAGCAAAAGCAGAATTGATGGCCTCTCAATTAAAAACTGACAAGTTAAAATTACAAGATATGTTGAAGAAACAATCAGAAGGTGATAAAACTGTCAAAGAAGGCGATGAAGGTAAATCATATAAGTCTTATAACGATATGAAAAAAGAAACGGCAAAAGGTAAAAATATGAAAACAACTATGACTAAAAAACCTGTAACGCCGATTGAAATAGATCCAAAATTGACTTTCAAAGACGGAAGTATGTAATTTAAATGGAGTTACCTAGAATATATTGTGATATGGATGGAGTTCTTTGTGACTTCGCCAAAGGTGTTGAAAAAGTATTAGGTACTTCTATAGACAAATGGTCTTATGGAGATAAAAAGGAAAAGTGGAATCAAATAAAATCTATTCCCAGATTTTGGCATACTCTTCCTTGGACTCCAGGTGGTCAACAACTCTGGAACTTTATTAAAAAATATAATCCACACATACTATCGGCGTATGTTGAAGAAACTTTTGATCCTAATTGTATACCAGGTAAATCGCATTGGGCAAGAACAAACTTAGGTATTGGTACAGGCAGAATTAATCTAGTTAAAAGGATGCAAAAGCAAAACTTTGCAACATTAATAGGAAAACCTACCATATTAATAGATGATTATTTAAAAAATACATCTCAATTTCAACAAAGAGGTGGTATAGGAATACGACATACAACAACATCAAATACAATAACTGAATTAAAAAAATTAGGATTTAAGTAAGATTGTATAGGCGGAAACCTTCAATTTTGCATAATACTTACATTACAAACAATCAAATCATATAAATAGTATTGTTATAACAACGATAAATTTATAAATTTAAAAAAGGAGAGAATTATGTCTTTATGGGGAAATGATATCAAGCCCAAAAATTTGACTACAGCTGAAGCTAAAGAAGTCTACGCTACAGCACGAGGTTGGGTTAGAGAAGCTGGATCAATATTAACCGGAAACGGAAGTACATCAGCGGATCCTGAAGTATTAGTAGCAATCGGAGGATTAAACGTGAATATGGGTACGGCGAATATCACAGAATTAGAATTTGTAAACACTGTTTACGATAAGTCTGCTGGTTTCACAATGTCCGTACTAGCTAGATTCAACGAAGCAGTTACAGTTACAGGTACACCACAACTTTCAGTTACAAACGGTAACGAAGGTGCAGGTACAGGTAGAGGTCCACACGTATTATCTTATGCAAGTGGTTCAGGAACTAACGAACTATTATTTACATTAGTAATAGCAGCGGCTAACGGAGCTACAAATGACGGTGATGTAATGGTAATTGGTGCAAACGCTATGGCATTAAACGGTGGTACAGTTAAAGACTTAGGTACAGTGACTGTATCTACTATAACTAACGCTGCTGGCATAGGTACAGCGGCTGGTTCAGTTACAGTAGTAGCATAGTAACAACTTATTATATGAGGGCGGTCTTTGGCTGCCCTTATATATACTATATGAGTAAATTGATCTAGGCAAATACCTAGAGTAGCATTCCCGAAAGGGTTAACAGGAGAAAACAAAATGGCAGATAAGAAAATTACGGCGTTGACCGATTTAGGTGACGCATTAGCAGCTGGCGATTTATTCCACATAGTGGATGATCCGTTAGTAACACCAATCAATAAAAAAATATCAGCAGAAAATGTTTTTAATAACATTCCAAGTTGGTTAGGTTTAAATTCAACATCTCAATCACTAACTAGTGATGGTTCAACTACACTAGTAGCTAACGTTACTACGCCAATAACAGAAGTTGTTGGAACATCTGGCACAGCAACAATCACATTAGCTGATGGTGCAAATGGACAAATTAAAACAATTATTAATACATCAACAGGCGGAACATACATTCAAACAATTACACCTAGTAATTTAAGAGGATATTCAAACGTTCTTCTTAATGCTCCAGGGGAAACAGTTACATTAATATTTAAAAATTCAAACTGGAATATTATTGGTGGCCAAGGATACACGGTATCATAATATTAATTAAAGGAAAATTATGACAATTGATGAAAAAGTATTACAAGAAGAACGTGATATATTAAAAAAAGATTTTGATATTTTAAGTGAGAACATTAAAAAAATGGAAAATGATACCAAAGGTGCAAGAAATAATTTAAATGCAATTTATGGTGCTATACAGCAGTGTGATAAGTTTTTAAAATTAACAAAAACAGAGGATACCAAAACAGAAATGCCTAAAGAAAAAGCGGCTGCTTTGAACCTTGCAACAAGTTAATGAAAAGATTTAAATCTCATATTATTGACGAAAATTTAAAAGATTTTGAAGAAGATGTTTTAGCAGATAATAAAGAAACTGTTGAAACTCCTGAATCAAAGAAAGAAAATAAAGAGGAAAAAAATGAAAACATTTAAACAACACATTAAAGAAAAAGTTGACGGCGTTGGTACAGTAAATTCCAATTCAGTGGAAGATAGTAATATCGGCGTTCATAATATTGAAAATCCTAAAGTATTGGAAGCAGTTAATGCTTTTGTAGGAGCTATTGCAGATAGAGAATACATAAATCCTGAAGTTGCAATTAGTGAACTAAAAGAAAAGTTAGCAAGAATTGGATTAGGTTTCGGTAATGTAACTTTAGAAGGCAAAAAAGGAACTGTAACACTTGAAGTTAAACAGTTTGGCGGAAGATACGGAAAAGATACTGATACTAAACCTGAAGATGTAATAAATGATGATGGCATTTCACACAGAAAAGCTGGCGGATTGAAGATCGAGTTTAAATATGAAAAATTAAACAACAATACATCAAAGGTTTACGCTAAGCTAATATAATATAAATTATTAGATTATGATGTTTAAACAGATTACTAAAGACAATTGGTTATTGTTTGCTTTGAAAAATTATGATAATCCTACTCTGGAAAAAGAGAAGGAGTTTTATGAAGACCTGAAAAGATTTAAATATCTTAAAAGGTTATTTCGCAAATATGTGATTGCAAAAGAAGAGGATTTTAATGTCCGACTTGTGGTTAATCATATCATAGTTTTACAGAATGTTTTTGGTGTAGAGGCTACGGTTACTTTATTATTGTATAAGTTAGACGTGCAATATTGGCCAGCTTTAAAATCTGTTTTAGATTATTTGACATATTTGTATCCACACGAATTAGATGGTGTAGTTGTAGATATGGAAATAAACAATATGTTAAAGGAACTATAATGGCGAATAGAGGTATAGATTTACTAATAACTTATAGAATAGTTAAATTAATGGCGACAGATTGGAAAAACCAAGAAGCCTATAAGTTTGGTATTATTGATCAGAATGGTAAAGTATTAAGAAAGAATAGGGATTTAAACACCGAGTCTGAAAAGGATGCTTATACTATACTTCATAGATTTGTATTCAATCTAAAAAGAATTATACAAAAATTAGGATTAAAAAGTTCCTTAGCTGGGTTTTCAGTTGCCCTTGCATTACTGTTAAAAGAAAATTCAGAAATATCTAAACATAAGTTAATCATAGAATCAACTTTAATTAGTTATTTAAAAGAAAGTAATTTATACAACACCATGTTAAATGAACAAAGAGAAATCATTGAAAATGATTTTGATAAATCAAAACAAGAACCTTTTATAACAGCTTTTGGTGTAGATGTATATCAATCTGGAAAAGGGTTTATAGCGGAGAATGTTTATGCCGAAAAATTATAAAGATATGATTGATGAGATTATCAATAAAAGTCCTATGGAAGAAGACGCACCTGCCAATGCAGTAGGCGATGGTTCTAATGTTTCGCTGCCACCATCTGTTGAACCTGGTGTTAAAAAGAAAAAAAAGGACGAGGATGAAGTAAGAGATCCTTTGATGTTTGCAAAACCACTCAAAAGAAGAATTAAAGAAAATAATGATAATAACAACGTTGTTCTAAAATCTATATTAGATGGTTTAGATAAAGTAGATAATTTTATTGATAAAATGAATGGCATTGAAACCGAAGTTGAAATTAAAAATATAGAAGAAAAAAAATCATTTAAAAAGAGATACAATATAAAATGAAATCATTTAAAAAACATCTTGAATCTTATGGTATGGGTGGAGTTTCCATTGGAAGTTTAGACTCATATAGACCAATGGCTAGTTTAGGTTCTACTGATAGACCTCCTCAGCCTAGTGCGGATCAGAGGGCTACTACTGCTGTAAAACCACAAACAAAAGTTAAAAAAAAGAAAACAAGATATACAGAAATTGAAGATGTAAATAAAAATACAGCTCTATATAATCATTTAAAGGAAAAAGGACTTATTAGTGAAAAATCTCCCTTTAAAAAAAAGATAATGGATAAAATTTCAAAACCCATAAAGGATTATTTGAAAAAGAAAAAAACAAAAAATTAGGAGTATTATGGAAATAATTATTGCATTAGCGGTTAAATTTTGGCAATGGTCAGTTTTAATTGCATTAATAATATTAGGTTTTATCATCAACTTGTGTGATAAACTATCAGGCAAAACAATTGGGTTTAAATACAAAGAATTACCACATATGCAGCCAATTAGAATTGCTACCAAAGGTAAAGGTTTTTGGTCAGCAATCATTTTGTGGTTATTAGGCACTAGAAAGTGGACTATCATAAAAGACTTTGAATATACTTTAAAAGGCAACGATTATATAGTACCAAAAGGTTTTGAATTTGATGGTGCAAGTGTACCTAAATTCCTAGCAACTTTCTTATCACCAGTAGGTGTACTACTAATTGGTGGTCTTGTACATGATTGGGCATATAAATATGCAAGTTTAAGACCTAAAATAAAAAGTCAGCCTCTATTACTTCTTAACCAAAAAGAAGCAGATAAAATTTTTAGAGATATAAATATTGAAGTAAATGGTTTTCATTTCCTAAACTACCTTGCCTATTGGGCATTAAGAATTGGTGGATTTATGGCATGGAACGGACACAGAAAGAGAGATAAGTAATATGTTTTTAACAATTGGACTATTAATCGGTTTTATATTAGGATGGTATGTCAACGAAAAGTTTGAAGACATCTTAAATGCTATGAAAAAATTAAGAAAGAAATAATATGTTTGGTTCTATGAGAATGATAATGATAGGTGTAATGGTTGCTGGTCTTGCCGGTGCTGGTGCCTACGTTATGAAATTAAGGTCTGATAATGCTACATTAAAAGCAAATCAAATCAAGTTAGAATCTGCCGTCACAGAGCAGAAAGAACTCATAGTAAACCAAAAGAAAGATTTTAAAAAGATACTAGACGCTAACAATAAGATAAATGAGTTGGTGAATGTACTTAAAAAAGATTTAGAAGATTTAGATAAAAGATTTAATAAAAAGAATAGAGACGTTGGTAAGTTAGCCATACAGAGAACAGAAACTATTGAACGAATAACAAACGGTGCAAGTAAACTGGCGACAAGATGTATAGAGATTGCTAGTGGCTCACCTTTAACAGATAAGGAAAAGAATGCTACAAAGAAGTCTGAAATTAATTCAGAATGTCCGTCAATAGCAAATCCGAATTTTATAGATTATTAATCTTTACTATGTTCCTTATTGTATAAATAGATATATGAATACTAATAGATTTTATGTTTATCATTGG